GTTCAATGGAATAGTGTTCTACATGAAAACAGATAAATTTTCCGGTCCAACCTTTTGGTTTGAAATTGATAGAGTAAGCTGCAGGGAAATCATATAATGAATTAGAGTCCCCCATTTCTGATTGACCTACGATAAATAACAAAAAGATAGGTTCAATGCAGAAAGTAACATACAAGATTGTTCCAGACCCGGCAAAAAATTCGATCGGGTACAGCAAGAATTACAGAATTTTCACGACAGACGAACCCATTCGTAAAGCAGTGCGCTTAACGAAACCTAACGGGTACAAGGAAGAGCTTGATCCTGGAAGTGCTTTGGAACCTAACATCACTCGTAAACTTAGGTACTCAACAGATAAGGCTAATTGGTCCCTATGGTACACATTTACTCCAACTAACTTAACTGAACTCGAACTCCTAGAGTTCGAAGAATCAGATATTTTCTTCGAAGTCAAGTATGAGTACGACGACGGATCGTATGACCAATTAGCAGAATCGTTAAAGATCGAATGGATAAAGATTGGAGTAGAAACCAAACAGAGTGAGGGCCAAGATTATATCCCGCCAGTTCAATGTTCTGAAGAAAAATGTCCAATGATAACTGCTGAGAAGGATGCACTATTCAAACCGTATGATGCTGGAACAGCAATTGGAATCGCTCATGAACTTAGCTTACAAACTAACAAGATATTCGGTCACGAGGTTGTATACTTCAAGACGGAACCTGACCGAGATGGAGGAGACTTCATCTTCAAGGAATGGACGCTTTTCAAAACGACAAATCGTAAGTGCATTAAGGTAGTGGTTCCAGAGAACAAATTTCCAGACAACAAGCCAAGGTTCGAAGAATTTGGAGTTGATTTCGAAGTACCGTTCGAAGTTCACATCGATAATGTTTACTTTCAGCAGATGTTTGGAAGAAACACTCAACCGAGGAAGAAAGACTACCTCTACTTTCCTTTATTGAATAGGATGTACGAAATCCAAGGATCGTACTTGTACAGGGGGTTCATGATGGAACCTATGTACTGGAAAATTCAGCTCACTAAGTTCCACCCGAACATCGATATGTTCATGAAACCAGAGGATAGGCAGTTCCTTGATAACCTTATCATGTCGTCCGACCAATTATTTGGAAACGAAGCTGCTTCGCAGGCTTTGGATGCATTGGACAAGCAACAGTTCACTACCATTTCTGACAGGTTCGACGAGACGCGCAGAGCTTTACACCCAGAATTGAAAAATAAGATTCAGGACATCACTTTCAATTATTCCAAACTCATTGAGTACTATTATGATATGAGCCCAGTAAAACCGACCCAAACTGTTTACACACTTTCTTCATTGGGTCGTACTACTGACCAGGTCCTTACTGGTACTTCGCCAAAGGAATTATGGGGATATGAAGATAGTGATTTGTTTGCTGCTTGGCTTGCCAATTCTTTAGAAACTGGTGACTACAATTTCAAAATAGGAGAAACTTCGAAACCTAGGATAAAAACGAATGGGCCTAAGGATTCGTACTCTGCTCTAGGAAAGTACGTCGTCATTGAAAGTTACAAAACTCTAGGATTCAAAACTGCCGAAAGAGTTGATATTCTTGAAGATTCTGGAACTGTTAGTTTCATGCAATCTGACAATGCTATCGTTTACAAGAAGGTTGCATCGACAAGCGAAACTCCAAACATGACGTACTGTTCCCTTGTGAATTTCATTAAGGGCACACAGGTCGTGACCCTGTTCAGAGGATATGATGATACTCAACAGAAAGGTCTTATCATCTCCGGCTCTATTGTGGATTCTGCCTCGCCCACCCTAACGATATACGTACAGATAAATTCTACAACGTACACGTTTGCGGTAGGCACGATCGAATACGGAAAATGGTATGCTCTGATCGTTCCTGTTTCCGCTCAGTACGGACAGTTAGAGGTCAACGTTTACTCTTTCTCTCAGGATCCAGCTAACGTGAAGAACTTCAATGGGATAGAACCAGTTCTTAATACTGGAACTCAGAACATAGGAAAGTTCGATTTCGAAACTACCGCTAATTTCGCGATATGTGGAGCGAATTACTGGCTTGCGAACATCAGGCTGTTCAATACGATGATTCAAACAGAAGATCACGAGTTCGTGATAAGCCAATTGTTTGTTAGGGATGAATCCACTCTTGCCATCATTGATAATTGTAGGCCAAGATTAAATACTCCATTCATTGCGATAAACCGTTAACCTTGAATAAATAACCTAACTATGTACAAAGACATAAACAAGAAGAAGCTATTCGATAACGTTGAGCTCGGATTTGAGTTCGAGTTCTTTTCTCCATTGACGAGAAAGGAGCTCTCAGAACAGTTATCAAAGACCTTGGGGAAAACGGTCAATTGGACGAATCGGTACCATGGAAAAACTCCAGTCCTGCCTAACACGTTCAAGTTGGAACCCGACTATTCGGGTGGAATGAAGACCAATGAGCTGATCACTGGCGTAATGCCATACAACGAAGCAATTCACGTTCTGTTCAAAGTTTTCAACTTCATCAATGAAAATGGGTTCACAAATGAACGTACCGGGTTACATATCAACATTTCTTTCAATGAAGTCGATCTCAACATGAAAGAAAAACTGCAAAATCTGAACGTTTTTAAGTATATTTTGAACCTGGACGAAGCAAAGATCTTCGATCTGTGGCCCTCGGCCAAGTCCAGGATTCAAAAAATCTACAAGAACTCGGTTCTGAACATTTACCCAAAGAACAAGTTCATCTCTGAGGCTAGCTTGGATTATGCTAATCCATCAAGCCCATTAGATTTCAACCTCCCATTTTCCAAGTACTTCGGCCTTAATTTCACGAAACTTCCTAGCAATTACCTCGAAGTGAGGTATGCTGGCGGAAAGGATTACGAGAAAAAGAAGAAGGAAGCTGTCGAACTCATCAATTACATGGCTGAAAGCCTGTACGAGACCCTCACGCACAATAACGAGTACACAGTAAACGAGCGTAGGAAGATCGCAGACTTCATGAAAACTAGGAAGGACATTCTCCTTTCAGTCAAAACATACGAGAATTTCGTCAGGACATTCCCAGAAATCAAGCTCTACGTTGACTTGAAGGACGATCCTCGCGTTCTCGAATCGAATTACTCAAATCTTAGAGAAAAACTGTTCGATCTGATAACTACGGGTAACTTGACCAAAGGCCAAGTGAACTATGACACAGACCTGAAACGTATTCAGGTGCGAGAGTCAAGCCTCAAAGAATGCTTTTCAGTTTCCGATGTCGACTTCATTCGTTGTTACATCGAGGGAGAACTTACGAACTGCAAGCTTTACGATTGCAAGGTGAGATCTTCGAGAATCATTGAATCATACTTCATAGACAAGAATGATATTCGTTACTCTTACTTGAAGGAATGCGCGTTCCAAAGGGACGGTCAGAACAAGATCGAATTGACTTACATAAAGAGCAGTCCAAACAATCCTATTTATGGAGACCTGAAAGAATGTATCATTCGCTCCGGAACGGTTGACATGAACAGCAAGGTGGATTCGAAAACAGAATTCATAGAAAAAATGGTTCTTGGTCAGGAATCTGAAAAATAACGGCTCAGCATGTCGGTTGAAGTAAAGCTCATATCAGTTAAAACCTTAAGCAATACGAGCACTAGTTCGATAGTAGAGCTGTCAAATTTTAATTTTCAAACTCTGACTTCTGTGATAAAGGAATTCTTGACGTCAATAAATTACGAGCAAGGAACTTCTGAAGTCACGGTGGACATCAGCAATATCGATGCGAATTGGGTGACGGTTAGAAATGGACTGAGAGTGTACGGTGCTCAATTGCAAGATGGCAGCTATCCTACAACGATACACCTGCATCCAAGTGGATCAGTGACCGCTGCTAATTTCATAGCGGACGATGTTACTGATACTTTAAGGTTGAGACTGAGAGTTTACGGACTTTTGCCTACGACTGGAATTCCAGGAGAATTGGTCTACATCGAAGCCCAAGGAAATAGGGTGGAGGGAGTTTACGTTTGGTTGACGAGCACAGGTTGGACTTTATTGGCTGGGGCAGGTTACGGGGCATCTCCGTGCATGCAAGAAGTAATAATGTCAGCCGTTGCTGACACTGTTTCAATTGATGGATCTCCTATTTCTGCTGGCTTATTCTTGGTTCCTGCTCCATTAGCATCAAGCAACATGTTGCTATTCATCAATGGTCTTCAGATCAGAGTAGGAGATGCTGTTAAAACTTTGCCAGCTTATTTCAGCAAGGATGGCGGAACGACCGCTTCTACTCTCAGATCGATAGACTCGTCCGATGTTCTGTACTTCAATCCAACGATTGCTGGATGGACCTTAGAGAATTACGATACTGTTACCTTACATTACTTCACGGTGGATCCGTACTGCTCGCAAGCAGGATACTCTTGCATCACGGAAATAGCAGATACTGTGCCAATAATATTCCCACAATTCGGAATAGAAATAATTGGAACGACTGCTGCTGCCGGACCTATCACCATTTGTTCTTTGCCTACTCCAACTACCAGCGGAGGGTACACACTTCCTTCTGGGTATTACTTGGAAAATAGCGTTCTGACTTATTCGATTCACGATGTGAATACGATCTATGATGCTGGAGCTATAGTGAAATTCACGCTTCCACAATCGATGACCGAACCAGATTTCGATTTGGTCAGAATATTCCACCAAGTAGGATCAGTCTTAGTGGATGAGACCATTCTAGGTGGATTGTACGCTCCAGATTATGCAACTAGATCGATTTATGCACAAGTAACAGCATTCAGCCCATTTTACTTGATAAAGGGAGTTCCAGTAACCACTCAACCTCCGACGACTACAACGACTACCGCTCCAGGTTACTGTCCTCCAAATGCAATTAACTTCACTTTACCTTACGGCAATAATCCTAACGCGATCACATTTACTGGAACTCCAGCGGGACCGCATACCGTAACCTTTGTAGATCAATTAGGCGGCAATCACGATTTAACTGGGTTGCTCGGATCC